AGTTCAAATAATCTTTATCGGATACAAAAAGCATGTGTTGCTTCGGCTTATGTAATTCATAGAAACTATATTCCAAAACTTCTAAAAAATATACGTGAATCAATTGAAGAGTTTACAAAACCAGGTGGAAATATTTATGATCACCCCCTCGATGTCTATTGGTATTCAATTCAAAAGACAGATAACTGGTATACATTTCATTTTTCGGTTGCGTGGCAATCTGAACTATTTAAAAGTGATATAAGTTGAGCGAATAATTAGAACGCCTCCCGAAGGGCGCGGTTAAATCGGTTAATTAAGTATATTGCATCACTGTATATGTCCGTAGATCCAGATAACATATACACGTTCATGCAACGGGAGATGTATCAACGTGAGGGCAGCACTGGGAGAATGAATCGGGAGAACCATAGGGGACACAATGCCAATCCAGATTATTGGAATATCCTCGTAAACGACACCGCCGATCCGTCCTACAAGGAAAAGGTGGGTCTTGACTTTGGATGTGGTTGTGGGAGAAACATTCAGAACATCATTCAGCGGTTCAAGAGGTTTGACGGAGTCGATATCTCATCCGAACTGGTTTCGCAGTCCAAGGCAAACGTTCTCAAGGATGGACACGACGAAAGTAAGTTTGCAGTGTATACCTGCTCCGGGACGTCGTTGGACGTACTTAAGAGCGATGAATATGATTTTGTCATGAGTACAATCGTGCTCCAGCACATCTGCGTTCATTCGATCCGTTTCGGTTACTTGAAAGAGTTTCTCCGAGTGCTCAAGCCCGGTGGATTACTCTCCTTCCAAATGGGATTCGGTCCTCGAATGTTTTCAGTTGATTACTATTCGGATAACTACTACGCCGAATCGACGAACGGGGGATGCGATACACGTGTCGATTCACCTAGCCAGCTCATAGACGATCTTACCAAAGTTGGATTTACCCAATGCACGTATGATATTCGGCCTCCATTCGACGATCACCACCAGAACTGGATTTTCGTGAAGGCTACGAAGCCCGCATAATGTCTAAATGATCTGTAAACTTCTGTGTATCATAAACTTCGAACTTTATTATCTTGTATTTGCACTTTCCATTCAAAACGGAATGAAGATCTGTGAAGTCAGTATTCGAAGTTGTGATGAGAAAGCTAATTGATTCAAAGCTAGCAAGATAGTTCCTGAAGTTTTCGATGCGCCGAGTATACCGCTCAATGAACCGTTCAAAGTTATTGTCCACATAGTGATTAATCCCGCCGCTCCATGCCTGGGTCACATATAGATTCGCATGTCCCGGAGATTCGTGGTTGAAGATAAAGTTGTAACGCGTATTGTAGATCAGAGTTTCTCCTGGGTAGTAGATGTGGTCTGGCGGAAACGCCCGCAAAACCAGATACATTGGGTCGCAGAAGTACTTGAAATCATCGCGAATACACTCCACTATACCTTCATAGTTTGAGTTCATCTCATCAAACGGACATGTCCGATATCCCTGTGCACGAGTCTGCCGAAGTCCCATGTCCACACCCATCGAAGCCGAGGAACAGTTCCATCCAAGTGAAATCGCAACCATTGTTACTTCACACGTTATACGGTTTGCCCGATAATAATTAAAATCAATTTTTATTTATTTCATTTCAGCATATAAAAGAGAATGGCAACGCAACTCTCTTTTATGAATCGTCTTAAACAGTTCAATCCATTTACACGGAAAAATAATAGCGCTACGGCACCAGCTCAAGGACCTTCGTTCTTTAATAGTATCAATCCTTTCAAGAAGAATAATACAGTCAAAAATAACGGACCCTCATTCTTTAATCGTATAAATCCTTTTAAGAAGAATAACGTAAAATTACCGAATACAAATGTTGTTGTGAATAATTCAGTTGGCATTAATAATTTACGCGGTGGTAGGAAAAATCGCAAGAGCCGCAATCGCCGTTAAACCAGTTCAGCACGTACTTTAATCAAGAGAATCCCCATGCGATTCCGACCGCAATGATTCGATCCCGTACCCCAATACGAATCGCGTTTATTATTTTCATAAAGATGTAAGCCAGCCGTTTTTACAAGAAGCTCCTTGAGCTCGGGATTTTGTGCGAATTTCGCCCTAAGTCCAGTTAACATAATCTCTTCTTTCACCGTTTCCCAATCAGTGCGAAAATGCTCTGACTTTGTTCTGCCAAGTCTCTTTGCGCTAAGTGCCGTCTTGGCTTGACGAATGCGTTCTTGAAGAACAGGATCACCAGGAAATTTCTGCGCCTGGAAATAATGTTCTACACTTTTCCATATTTTTTCATTAACGGTGAATTCAGCAAAGTGAAAGTTGCTGAATTCGCTGTATTGAGCAGTCTTAGATGAGAATTCAATCGCCATTACATCTTCCGGCAAAAAATACTGTAATCAATTTTATTTATCTATATAAATAAATGGGCATCTTTTCATCAATGTTTGCTTCGTCTAAACCTGCGCCTGCTACTGTACCCCCACCACTTGCTCCTATAAGAATTCCTCCTCCTAAAAATAATAACAATGCAAATGCAAATGAATTTAACGAAACTGAATTTAATGAAGAGCAAAATGGAGGAAGGCGTCGTAAAAGTAGAAAGAATCGGAAAAATCGAAAGAATCGTAAGGCAAGTAGAAAAAATAGAAACTAATTAGAGAGTAGATGCCCAAGCATAGAGGCAGACAGACCAAAAAACATAAAGGTGGTAAATACGTTGGTCAAGGCGCCTATGGTTGCGGATTCAATCCAGAAATTCTCTGTGTCGGTCAAGCTGAGAGACAACCCGGTATGTTTTCAAAACTTATGAAAATAAAAGCAGCAGTAGAAGAAAACTTTAATAAATCTACACTAAAAAAAATAGATCCAACCGAAAAATACCTTTTTTATCCGCAAAAACTTTGTAAACCTGATATACAACGATTAGATCCCATAGAAGATGATGTAGAAAAATGTGATATTTTTGGTTCAGATCGTGATTCTATAATAAAAGAAATACAAAATAATAGTTTTTTACTGAAATATAAAGACGGTGGAGCTAATTTAGACGACATTATACTTAAACCAGAGGAATATATACCATTTTTTCATGATCTTGTACAACTTCTAGAAGGACTTTTTCTTATGCATACAAATAACTTTCATCATCTTGATATTAAACGGGGTAACATTGTTCATAAAAAAATAAGTAAGCGCAGTTACAGTTTTCATTATATTGATTTTGGTTTGTCTACACTTGGAGATATACCAATTACACAAAAGTCTCTCTTTGATAAAAACTATTTTGCCTGGCCATTTGAAACGCGTTTTGTAGATCCTTTATTTGAATCAAAACAAATAACAAATGGAGCAATTACTGATTTTTATGGTGAAAAAGCGGCTCTTTACTCTCAAGATTTATATCCAAGTGAAGTGTTTAAAGATGTTAATGGAACTGCACTTGGAAATGTCACTCTGTATAAAACGTTATATAATGCGATTTTTGATAATCCAAATTATATTCTTAGAAAAACGGATATCTATTCACTCGGTCGTGTTCTATCTGAACTGTATTCATTACAATTTGGGCATAAAATGCATTATGGGACAATATTTGCTAGAAAACCAACTGATGTTAGAAACTGGACATCTATCAGTAAACTTGGATCTGCTGAATTAGTGCAGTGGCACACAGATCTAGCAAGAGATTTATCAGTACCGTTTTTTGATTTGGTTAAGGAAATGATGAATATAAATATGACCATGCGTATAAATGCAGAGAGAGCTCTTTCTATATACAAAAGTTTACTACCCATGTTTGAAAAATATTGTAGTGCAGAACAGATTTCAAGGCATCTTTCTTATTACACGCCGCATCTGGCAACCTTAGAGCCACCAACGCCACCGCCTACACCAGCACCAACGCCGTCCGACTCTACACAGATGCCCCTCGGTGTCACTAATCTGTTTCTATCGCCCTATAAAATACCAAAAAGTTATTTAAAATTAGTTCCGAGTCAAGTTCGTGCTAGTAAGAAGTTTTCTACTAGACGGGCGAATCGTCGGCATTGAGACTGTAAAACGGAAAGGCATCCATCCTAGGAAAGCATTTGTCCATGTATTTTTCTTCTCGGATTTAATATTTTCAATTATCTCTTGAAGAATACTTTCAAGTTCATTCCCCTCATAAAATGTTTTCATGTACTCTTCCTCGTAGTATACATGAAAAGCGGGTAAACGTTCCACAATTTCACGATCTTCAACCATTCCTTGATAAAATTCACGAAGAACAAATTCAATGTGATTTTCTTTACAATACTTTTTTGCCGAATCGTAGGCTTCTTCGTTAATAGGTTTTCCCCACATATAAAGTCCATGTACAGAAAACTTATGTCGCCGTGTGTCAAGATTTGCTTTTTTATCCAATTCATGAAGGCGTCCTTCAATATATGGATTTAATTGTCCTTTTTGCTTCTGCATTTGGTACAAGCACTCTAATGGTTGCTCGTATCAAATTTACATTATGTAATTAATTCGTCTTCAGTGGATAAACGCTGTCTATGCATATATGGTTGTGTTTGTCTCAAAATTACATACTTTCGTACACAACATAATGAAGCTATAAAAGATCCAATAACACAAATTAATACAGCAGAACCAGTCACAGCGGCAAGCACAGTATCTGTAACATCCATTTTATTTACTTATTCAAAATTGTTTAAATTAGTTTGTCTTCAAGCAAGCAGGATTCCACGCCTTGGCTTCATAGGGAATCTGGAGCTGAACCGGAGCACCGACACTGTTTAACCACGAACTCGGCTTATTGTCATAACCAGCTGTGGGCGCGTAATACGCGGCGCTGTCTGTGCCTAAGCCGCCACCTCGACCTGTGAAGCGCTTCTTCAAGCCCTTGCCGAATTTCTTCGCGCCCTTGTAACCATTTCTAAATTTCTTAGTCAGACTGTTTCTCAACTTATAGACGTTTCTCATTGAGAACTTACCTCTAAAGCGCTTCTTCAAGCCCTTGTAACCGTTTCTCAATTTCTTAGTTAGACTGTTTTTCACCTTGTAGACGTTTCTCATTGAGAACTTGCCGCCTTTGCCCGTAAAGCGCTTCGTAAGTTTCTTCAGCCCAGCTAAACTGGGTGTGAACTTCTTGAGTCCCTTGAGATTACGCGAAAATCTCTTCTTAATTCCGTAGACGTTTCTGAGTGAGAATCCGCCCATCTGCTTATTCAGCGGATTATGTACAGCACCTTCACACGGAATTCTCTGTACTGTGGGAATACCACCCGCCCACGGCGCAGCTGACCCAGGAAGCGGCTCGGCAAGATCAAATGAATATCTGCCGCCAGACTGATTTGCAACTAGTTCCTCGTCATCCGATGTATTTGCCAAGGCACCTGTGCCATTTATTTCATTCTCATTATAACCGCCACCACTCAGTCCAGGCAAACCTTTACCAGAATATGAAGAGATGTAGCCTGGAGGCTGTTGGGCGCGGCAATCACCTATCGGCGTATTTACTTGCCCGTAGTTACTTACGCCAGGTATAGTCTGTCCCGTAAAACCCCAGCCACCACCCGAATAACGACGATTGTATTTTCTTGTGCTACGTTTTACCATTTTCTATTTAGAAGCTAGAAAGAAAATCGTTGGATTAAGTATGGATATAGACACTTTTGATCTCTTTGGAGAAGAAATATATTGTAGTGTTTGCTTAGAAAACGTAATAGAAGGTGAACGCACATTATTTATCAAGAAATGCCAACATGGATTTCATCAAAAATGTTTAGATCCGTGGCTTGGAACTAATGAATCATGTCCTAATTGTCGGAGTGTAATTCATATTGACGTGCCGATTTCAGAAATGGATCGTGTTCTTATTTCATGGATGCTCTGCGATTGGATTCTCCAAACGTATCCAAATAAATTGAGCTTTTATGCCAAGAAGAATGCTTTACGCACATTTATACAGGGGTTTCGGTGGAATAATGTTCGTCCTTATCCAATTGATTTTGCGAGTCTATCTTCCCTTCGCCGTATGAAGGCTCAGTTGAAAGAAAAACAACGGGAACTTATAGTCGAGCCTAATCCTCTTCAGTTCCTAACCATACGCCGGAACGTACGACTTCGCGAGATTTCTGAACAGGTTGCCGCGCAACTTCAGCAGTTTTCACAGCAGTAGCGACAGTTGCATTAGCACTTGCAAAAGCAGTCGCAATCTTAAACAGATATGCTTTGTGTATAAGGACTTTCTCCACCGGTATCCCACTGATTTCATAACATTCAAATTCTTCATTCCAGTCTACAAAGACCGGCAACGATGAATTCTTTTGAATTGCGAGTCTTACCTGAGTGCTCATTTGATCCGACTGAATTGCTGCCTCTCCAATATGAACCTTGTCATAACTAAACAGATCATACGTGTCTGGAAGTCCTTGGATGTTCTTAGCAATGGCGACAAGCTGTGATGGTTTTTCCTCGACGACGGGTTTAGCTGTCGTCGCTGGCTGCACTTGCCCTTGCATTTGTAGTTGACCTTGACTTTGTATTTGAACTTGCCCTTGAATATGTAACTTGTGAAAGAAACGACGCCGCTGTGGTGCTTCAGGTACGAAATCAATACTCCAAAATTCGTCTTTCAGTATAAGTACGGGAAGTTCAGCTAAGGCGTGGAGTTTAGCCAAATGAATTTTTACACCTGATATACGCTCATCACGTACACACAGCGTATGAAAGAATGTATTTAATAGAGAAAAACGTTTGGAGAACGACTGATCTGCAACCGACTTGCCTCTCCAGACATAACAGTCCTCAAACACCAGATTTCCTCCATCGAGTGTTCCAATGAAAACTGTGCCTTGAAATAATGAAGTATCGACACGTAGGCGCAAAAAAACACCCTGATCAACACGACTATTGATGAACATAATTGGCTGTTGCGGAAAAAAGCAGATATAACCTGGATCTGTTCTACCTTCATTCGCAATCAGTACCATTTTTTCTGTAGACAGAAACGGTTCTGACTTCTCGATGTAGAGCGAGTGCCTAATTGCACTATTGGGCACGCTTCTCTCCAAGACTCGCTTTGCTGCGTCTAGGAGAGCAGGTGGAACCCGCTTGACTTGCTGAGATATGGGCTTTCTCTGTGCCATCTTCTATACTACTATGGTGCTGGGGGTTTAGGTTAAAATGTTGAATAATTGGGATTCTCACCGGCATCGTTAGCAAAGATACCACCATCTACAAACTCGCCACCATTCTGGGCAAAGTCCGGTGAAAAGTTTTGAACCGACTGTGGTGTTGTAGGTCCAGGGAGACCCGCAACACCCGATGCAACTGAGATACTTGTATTTCCAGGTGTCGGTGCAGGACCGAAAAACCTCTCCGGATGACGTAAATTCTCCTTCATATTGCTACTTCCGTAAGTTTCATCATAGGGATCTTTATCTGTTGGACCCGGGAGTCTTTCACTCGCTAATACTCTTGGCGCCGGCATCTGATTCGGCGCCCCAGGACCTCCAGGGCTGACCACGCGTTCTTCTTCTTCCGAAACTTGCTGAACTACGGGGACCGCCGGTCCAGGCACTTCAAACTTCTCAAAAATATAATACTGCGCAAATAAATAACCTACAAATAAAAGAACTGTAATTCCAACAGCGAAGAGAGTTTTGTTGAACATTCTCTATCTGAACATCGGTGGGAAAAAGGTTAAAGGAATTATACCCTCTTAGATAGAATGGACGCGGATTCACTTGTAACTTTTATTTTGGAACAAACAGCAAAGAAATCATGGGATTCTGAGACTGTATTGCGGGTTGGCGTTGATGTGGCGACCAAGGTTAATAAAATAAAGGGACTCAAGGGTTCTGAGAAGAAACAGCTTGTCTTGGATGTTATTCAGAAGGCAATGCAAAAGTGTGAGGAGAAAGAGAAGGTTGGAATGACTGAGACGACTGAAGTGACAAAGCGCTGGTTAGCGCTTCGGACAACCGTAAATGCGGTGTTGCCGGTATCTCTTGATTTAGTTGTTTTGGCTGCGCGCGGCGGCTTCAATTTCAAGAAGCTGGCATCGAGGACGTGGCTACAGTATTGCTGCTGCTTTTTGAAGTCGGCGGTAGACGTTGCTGTCCCTGTTTCTGTCGCTGCCTTGAAGAAGGCGGAGGAGACGCTGGTTGTAATGGTTGACCTCTCGGGGCAGCGCCAGGTGCTCGTTGCGGCTGTTGATCTTTCCGGGGTACCGGTTGATCTCTCTGGGGTAAAGGTGTCCTTGACACCTGTGCCATTAGCATCGGAGAACGTGAAGGAATGGTCTGTTGTAGTTGCCAGCCCGGAATCAGTAGTTCTCCCGATTGTCGTCGAAAAAGAGGAAACTCCTCAATCTGAAAATAAGACTTAGGTGTGTAAAATTCATTTGCAATACAAAGCGTTTCTTCTAGATCGTTCCGATCTTGAAGAAAGGCTCCTTGCCATTCCGTTGAGCCGTCAGCGCGTTCAATTAAAAATCCTATAAAATCGCCACCGTCATAAATAACCAGTTTTTCATTAAATTTAACCGAATCTGTATTTGTAGGTGTCCACGTTCTCCGCAGTAAAGTTCCCTCCATTATCCCTAAAGTTAAAACTTGAATGGAGTTTAAGCGAGGATCGCCACTATACAAGGAGAATGGCAACTGTAAAATTCAGCGGATTGCTTCTAACGAGCAATGGTGGTGTAAAACAAATTAAGATCACTCCCCAGGTAGCCAGTGACGGTGTAACGCTACAGGATATTCAAAAGCAACTGAAGAAAAAGGATCTACCTGAGCAGTTTGGCACGTATAATTATAAGTCTAAGCGTATCTACATGTTCGGGTATCAGCAAGGAAAGGCTGGACAAGAGAATAAGCACGACTTGCCGCCACCGCACGATTCACTTCTTCTCTTTGGTGACATTATAGTCCTTCTCTGTGAAAAGGGATCGTCATTTGTATGCCCTCTCTTGTTCAAGCCTGAAGACTACGAAGTATTTTACAATGAAGCGTATGGTGGATTTGAATCACTCGGTGAGGATGAAGATGATGATGAAAATGCGGAGGATGAAGAGGATGAAAATGAAGAGGATCTTGATGAAAATGTAGAAGATGATGTTGCGGATGTAGCCACTGATGTGGTAAAGGAGAAGCCTATTGATGTTGTTGAAGAAGAAGAAGAGGAGGAAGAGGATACAGAGGATGCTGATGATGCCGATGATGCTGAGGATGAGGCAGAAGATGCTGATGCAGATGTAGATATTCCTGCAGATGATGTCGAAGTCGAAGATCCTAATCCAGCCAAGACACGCTCGAAGAAGAAGAAGGCAGCCGAGGCGCAGAACACAATGCTCTTTGGTCAGCAAAAGGGAATGTCCTCGCAGCATTACTTTGATGGGCTGCGCAAGATTGAAGCACATCTGAAAAAGACGGAGGTGGCTGCAGATGTTGGCATTAGAAAGAAGATGCTGGAAAAACTTGTGACCTATTTCAAGAAGCGATTAACAAAGGACACCGTCGTCAGATTAGAACAACTTCTCTACATTTCTCTCATAGATGAAGTTAAGAAACTAAATATTGTTCCCGACTGGAAGAATCCTCAGTTCAAGAATCAGTATTCCCGGAAAATCAGGCACATCTGCTTGAATCTTCACCCTGACACTTATATTCAGAATAAGGGACTCTATGATCGTCTACAAAAGAAGGAATTTACACTGGAAGAAGTTACAAATTTTACAGAAACGGAACTCTTTCCTGAGAGGAACAAGGAACTCGCTGAGAAAATGTTCCAGAGAGAGCAGCGGCTCATGGAAGGTAACAAGTCGGCTGCAACCGATCAGTTCCATTGCCCGCGCTGCCACAAGAGGCAGTGTACATATTATGAACTCCAGACGCGTTCGGCAGATGAGCCGATGACCGTGTTTATCCAGTGCGTAAACTGCAGAAAGCGCTGGACTCAATAGTCGGAGACTCAGTAGTGAAGGGTAATAAATCATCCCGACACTAAGTAAGGAGGTGTTGCTACCATGTCTAGTTTGTACGATCGTCGTCTTTTAGTTCTTTTATTAAAAAACTACAGTCATGGGCGTCGCGCCTTCACAGAGGGTTGTCGAATTTCTAAAATGCTCCTAACTACTAGAGGAAAGTGCTATGAAGAAAGCACATATACAAAAAAATATAACATACAAACACAAACACAAACAAACATACAAGGAAAACAACTCTGCAACACGAAAACAACACCTCCCTATGAATGTGTGTAAAGATGATTTTTACAGATGTGTAAATGGTCAATGGCTTGACCATATGAAAATGCCACCCTATTTATCCGCCTTTGGTATTAGCGAAGAAGTTGAAAAGAGAGTAGAAACTCAACTTTTTTCACTTGTACGCACATGTAAAGAACCAACAATATGCGCTCTTGCTACATCCGCCATTAGACGACAAAATAGTATCGAAACTGTAAAAGATCTTTTAAATAAGATTAACAGTATACGCGACAAAAATGATGTAAGCGCTACACTTGGGTTCCTCTGTAAATATAAGATTGGAAACTTATTTAGTTTAGAAGGACGATATTATTTTGGAAATGGCGGACAATTTACACTCCATATTGATCGCGGTTGCCTTGGTCTTCCCAATCGCAAATACTATGAACAACGAACGCCGTTTAGTCATTACAAACACTTTTTGGACAAAGTCGGCGCATTTTTTTCCATTAAGCATCTTTCATCCATTGTAAATATTGAACATGATATTGCTCCTTACATTTTAGCGATGCAAGAAAATGAAAAGGAATCGTACGTAGACACCTCGGAAATCGAACATAAATACAAAGATATACCCTGGTCTGCTCTTTTTAGCACCTACGGCTTTAATGAGAAACATATTGTCATTTCGTCTCATGAATGGTTACATATCGTCAATGGAATGTTTAAACGTTTAACTATTGACATGTGGAAACTTGTTTTTTCATCCGAGGTCATTCTACATTTTATACCCTATTTGCCCAGTCCTTTGGATACATATTATTTTGAGTTTTATCGCAAGGAACTCAGGGGGCAGATGACAAAACTTCCTTTACGTTACACTGTCTTAGAAATCTTGACAACATGGGCAACGCCGTTCATGTCCAAGGCGTATGTCAAACGATTTTTGACGCCGTCTTTTAAGGCGCTAGCATTATCATTTGCTGAAGAAATACGAGATTCGGCGTGTAAGCGCATGGAAACAGTGGAATGGCTACAACCAAGTACAAGGGACAAGGCGGCAAAAAAGATAAAAGCAATGCGCCTCTCGATCGCGTATCCTGATGAGTTTGCAGACCTCAAGGCGCCGCCCCTAAGTAAGAATAATCTCATTGATAATCTGATTGCTATGGGCGAGTGGCGATCTGAGTATGAACTCGGTCGCCTCGGTACTTCACGTGATGACCAGAAAGACTGGGACGATCCTGTGTATGCCGTCAATGGTTACTATTATTCGGAGGCGAATGAGCTTGTGATACCGTCTGGTTCTCTCTTGGAACCGTTTTTCAGTGAGTCTAGACCTCTGGGATGGAATTACGGTGCGGTCGGCGCAATCATTGGGCACGAGATGACTCATGCGTTTGATGAGGAGGGCTGTGAATATGACGAGGATGGTCAGAAGAAGAAATGGTGGTCTCCGACCGATACACGAAACTATGAGAAAATTACACGGCATCTTGTAAAAATGTTTAATGAACACAGTTTGATGCACAAACACATTGACGGTCGGTTGACGCTGAGCGAGAATATCGCCGATCTGGGTGGTCTTGCAATCGCTTTGGATGCGCTCAATGTACGCCTTCAAGGCGAGGATGTCAATGCAAAGATAAGAGCATACAAGCAATTCTTTACAGCCTATGCTGTTTCTTGGCGCATAAAAGAACGGACAAAGAAGCAACTACAAGGACTCTTTATGGATAAACACGCGCCGACGCCTCTGCGTGTGAATTTGGTTGTTAATCAGTTCCAAGAGTGGTATGATGCGTTTGATGTTTTTGGGGGCGCGATGTTCTTGCCTATTGATAAACGTCTGAGAATTTTCTGAGGGAAAAGTAAAGATATGGCTCTTAAACTAAAAAAGGGCGGTCATTTCCTCGCCTCTGGAACTGACACCTACGTATTCAAAATAGATAAAGATGCCGCCTGGCCACTTGAAATTTATACGACTAAAGGGGTCCGCAGTGTCAGATGTTTTCAGAATACGGCAACCAAATTTAAATATGACGGTGAACCCAAATATGTTGTTCGCCTAGTTATTCATGCTAGAGGAGAAGTTGAACTACAGCGTAAGTTAAAAGCTTGGAAATCAAGAATAAATAACCCAATCATAACAAACCGATTCATAACATCTTTACATGAATATGAGACAGATACAATATTTATGGAATATTATAGAACAGATTACGGACCTGATGGTACAGAACTTCGAGACGGTGAAATCGTGACGGGTTCAAGTTATATGAAAATAAATGATGCGACAAATGAAGTAAAATATGTTGAAAGTCTTTTTGGTGAAATGACCGAAGATGAAAAAAAAAGAGTCACATATAAGTTTAATCCTAAAGAAAAAGACTCCATACAAGAAGCATTAGTTTATGATCAATTTGAAGGAATAGCTGCCGATTGGAACGGCATAGAAGATTTTATGAAATGGACCAAAGCAGCAGATAAAGATCCTGGTCAAGATTATCCAAAATTTTGGTGTCTTGTCACACCCCTACAAGGACCTGACGTAGTTAATCTAACTTTCTGGGACATTGGAACACAGCCTTCAAAAATTACAATGATGATTGATGTCTTAGAAGTTCTTAAAACAATAAGTGAACAAAGTGAAAAAAATCGCATTCTCCATATGGATACACATGAAGAAAATATGGCATGTTTAAAGATCAAAGGGCAGTGGAAAGGTATACTTCATGACCCAGGTAAACTACAGTTTGTAAGTGATCGTGCTCTTTTTATGAACGAGCTGATTAAATTGTATTCTGAAACCCGCGCTGTTAATAAAACAATTAAACGTATATTTAGTGAGAATGAGAAAGAGGATTTTGATGAACCAGATTGTAGTATTGGTGACCCTGTGATTAAGAATAACAGTAATAAAAATGAAGATGATGGTTTAGTTAGAAAAATGGTCGAATGGCTACAAAAAAGTGACAAGAACTACACGCGTTTTACAAAATCATTTGATATTATTCACGTACTGATAATGATTGAAGAAGCACTCTATATAAACTGTAAAAGAGAAACAGAGGATTTTGCCCCACGCAAAGATGTTACCATTTTTTATCGTGTTATCGTGGAAACGATACACAACTTATGTAAAGATGTTATGGATGAGAGTGAGAGTGAAATTGATAAATTGCTTTCTACATATATCTGTTCGATCAAATCTGCATGGACTACATTAGAGCAACTCCCAGCATCACGTGCGGCGGCAGCTACCCAACAAAAACTTATAGAAGAAGAAAAAGCTGAACAAAATATTGCAAAAGCGACTAGACAAAAAAGATTTAATAATTACACAGAGAAACTAAAAGCTGAGCGTTTAGAAAGACTCGCAAAAGGTGCGAGTGAAGGCGGTCGGCGTAAATATAGAAGGAAAACAAAGAAGCTCAGAAGATAGCTAAATCATTTAAACGCCAATATTCAAACGAGCCATCGGGCATGGGTCGCTTGACTATAAACGGGAGCCTTCTCTGCTCCAACTCCAAGCGCGCAATCTCTAGAACAGCCGTCACGTGCTCAGGCACCGTGACGAAAGGGCGCGCCCCCTGCGCCAATTGATTTGTTCTGAAGCCCAGAATTTTCGTCTTCTCAAACTGCGTCAAGAACGGCTGGCTCTGGTGATAAGGATCACTAAGTGCAGCGGCAGAGACTGGTGCAGTACGTAGAGGCAATTTGCTCGCAATAGTTTCCGTGTAATCCAAGATACATTCAGGGTGATGCTTATACAAAAGAGCCATTGAATCTTGCGCCTGACGCCCCGCCGACTCAGCGCTCTTCTCTTTTGTAGCCAGATCCTCATTCTGCTGAAGCTCCTCTAAGACATCCTCTACATCTAGACCGCCGTCCTCTACTACAACACCATCATCGCCTTCTGTATAATCCATTTACTCTGATATTCTAAGAGAAAAGGAAAGAGTCAATTTTTACATTCATCGGCAAAATAAAAAGGTGGCTTAAAATTGAATCCCGTACTCCTTACATATATGTACGCAACGATGGAACCTATTATCGAGGAATCTACTAATATTAAGCTGTTCAAGTCATTCGACGAGATGTCGCTCAGCGAGGGTCTCCTGCGGGGGATCTATGGTCATGGATTTGAGAAGCCCTCCCAGATCCAGCAGAAGGGCATTGTGCCTGTCAAGGAGGGCAGAGATATACTCGCGCAGGCGCAGTCAGGTACTGGAAAGACTGGAACTTTCTGTATCGGTGCCCTATCTCGTATGGATCCTTCCTTGAAGGTTCCGCAAGTGTTAGTTATGGTGCCTACACGCGAGCTTGCCCAGCAAATTGAGACTGTAGCCAAGGCACTCAGTCATCATCTGGGTATTTCAATCTACTGTGCCGTTGGTGGCACGGAACTACATCATGATCTTCGTGCTCTCTCTAGTGGCGCGCAGTTCATTATCGGAACACCTGGTCGTATTTATGATCTGATGAACCGGAAGTCATACAATGGATCAAGTGCTGCTCTCCCCCGTACCAATATTCGTGTGCTTATCATGGATGAGGCGGATCAGATGCTGGAGAACAAGTTCAGAGAGCAGGTCATGTGTATTCTCGAGCTCGGCTTTCCTAAGGAGACGCAGGTGGCTCTCTTTAGTGCCACGATGCCACCCGAGGTCATTGAGGTCGCGAATAAACTGCTCAGTAATCCGGTCCGTATTCTTGTGCCGCCTGAGGAAGTCACGCTGGTCGGAATCCAACAGTACTCTGTACCGCTACAGAAGGATGAGTGGAAGTTTGATGCTCTCTGCGACATTTATTCGCAGCTCAACATCAATCAGGCGATCATCTACTGTAATAAGCGGCAGCGCGTAGAATGGCTGGCTGATAAGATGGGGTCGCAGCAGTTTCCTGTCTCCTACATTCATGGAGAGATGGAGGTTGGTGAGCGGAAGCGGCGGATGGCTGAATTCCGCAATGGCTCATGCCGTGTATTGATTAGCACGGATCTCTTGGCGCGCGGCATTGATGTACAGCAGGTGTCTCTAGTTATCAACTTTGAACTGCCGAGCCAGAAGGAGAATTATATCCACCGCATTGGTCGTAGTGGTCGGTTTGGTCGTAAGGGTGTAGCAATCAACTTGATCGGTCCTGACGAGGTAACGATGATCAAAGAGATTGAGTCGCACTATGCAACAAAAATTATTGATCTCCCTGAGGATCTGAGTAAGATACCGTTGTAAATTAGCTATAAAGCCCATCATATTTATCTTTTAAATAAAACTGTATTGTAGGAATTCTTATACGTAATTCACTCATATTTGTTTGTACTAAACTAAGTCGACGCTCTTCAGCCGCCGCATCATTAATTTCTTTATATGATTCCGTATTAATTACCCCTGAATGATCACTATGAATCTGGGGCAAACAATTTGTTAGTTCTAGAAATTTTTTAGCAAACCACTCTTTTGCTTTTGTCATTGGCTTTTTTATTTCTATTTTATGTGGACCGGCAAATCGCTTGACGAAATTATTTTCAACTAGCAAAACAGAAATATAACTGAAATCCGAATAGATAAATGATGCGTCATGTAAACAATTTGGATACTTTTTTATAAGCCGCTCCATTTCATCTGCAAGTTCTGGTAGAATTCGCTTGACGTTTTTTTCTCTGTAATACATTTTTGATATATCATCATGTTGCAATACTTTTGCTATATGATCATATATGAAACAATAACATTTGTTGCACATTGTAGTGCTGACTTCTATATTGAGTAAATGTTCAATTTTTTTATTCCTGAATACTTGTACTGCGACTGCGACTGCGTCTTACACTTGTACTGGCAATGCCACTAGAACGAATATCATGTCTACAGACGGGACAATGTACATCCTGTTGAAACCAGACATCAATACAGCTGGTGTGAAACCAATGTTCGCAATGAAGAATGAGTCGCGCCGGCTGATTTTCTTCAATTGTCTCTTGGCAAATTGTACAGACTTCTGTTGGGTCATTGGGTGTCCCGAGGCGCGTTGACTGTGTAATCTGCTCTTGTGTTGGTCTTATTACAACGGGCTCCATGAATGTCGTAGGGACTCTCGGCACGGGAGGAGTCAGAAGAATTCTATAAACTGAATTTGTATCGACTTCATTCATATCTGCAAGTCCTGCAATTAGTGCGCTAAGCACATTTGTTGTGGCGGGAATTTGTAGATTATTTCTTCTTACTGGATTTACTGTAGGATTTACTGTAGGATTTGTGGCGGCATTTAGCGCTGAACTCGCGGCTGTAACAGCGGCAGCATAAGAAGATCCCGTGAAATTATGTCTAGGAAGATTTGATGCAACCCTCTGATCTTGAGCAGGAGGTGCA